GGTGAATTCGAAACATTTTTCTTTGCGGGCTTTTTACCGGCCATTTTGACTCCTTAGATATTCAATACATCTGGGAGTATAGTAATGTGTTTAATCTAAATATATTCGCCAAACTTCCTTATTTTCCTACTGAGGAGACCTACTTCTATCGTGCGATCACGCACATTACTAACTACCATAGAAAAAGGTAACTTCCAAGGTTATATTGCACTTCATCTGGATCTACTTCTTTGTCGAATTCATTAAAAATATTTTTAACATTAGAAAAACTTTTCATAAGTTCTTTCATTAGATATTTTCCATCAGAAAAAAAACATGCGTGAGTAGATAGAAGAAGCGGTATTTTATGCTCATCCAAAATATCTATGTATTCTTTAACTAATTCAAATTCATGACCTTCAATGTCAATTTTAATTAAAGAAAAATCACCTAAAGAAATTAATTCATCTAAGCCAATTGTCTCAACACTAACCCCAGAATTAACCTGTTGAGATACTCTACTCATTGAGTCTCCAAAAAATTTATTACATTCCAGAAAAGCTGTCTTCAGTTTAGAGGCTGCCTTATTTAGACTTGTTATATTGTTTATGGAATTTAAGGATATATTTTTTTGAAGTATTTGATAAGCTGTAGGATCAGGTTCTACGGCTACCACTTGTCTACAATGGAAAGAAGCGTAGATTGCAGTTGGCCCAACCCATGAACCTATGTCTAAATAATCTTTATCTTTTGATAAATATTTATCAAGTACCTGGAAAGTACTTGGTTCCCAAGAGCTATATTTTTCTGACCAAAAATTATAACCGACATCTTGGTGAAGCTCTTCACTGTCTTCTACTTTGAATGAAACATTATTTTTGTTTACAGTTATTTGATTAACGCTCACAAAAACCAGCCTTCAGTTCTTCTTCCTCCTATATGAGTAAGATACGGCTTGTCATAGATGTCACCACAAAAGCCAAAGCAGTATTCCTTATCTATAGAGTGTAGTTTACTAGTGAATTCGGGTTCCCCACCGTGGTCTGGCCAACCAATTTCTGTTAGTTGTTTTTTGTAAACAGATGGATTTAAAGTAAACAATCTTTGATGGTCAAACCACCCATCTCTTTGATGATAATCCTGTAGATTTTGGAATACAAATCCACCAACCTCTTCTTCTGGTGGATTAACCGAAGCTCTAACTAAAGCCATTTGTGCTAGCGATTCCTTTTTATTCAAAAGGTCTATCATATGATCAATGTTAACATAAGTATTGAATAAGAAATCGTCTTCTAAATGAAAGATATATTCACTATCATTTGAAATATTTGACCAAGCAGACTGAACTGCTCCAGCTAAACCTCTTCTATTTTCATGTGATATTACTTTAAATTCATGAAAAGCTGAAGACAAATACAAATGATAGTTCATGTCTCCAGAATCATTTATTATAATTTTTTCAAAAAATGGATAATTAATTACTCTATTCAAACATTCTATTGTTCGAGTAATGCAATCTTGTCTTCCATCAGTTATTACTACGAGCGAAACTTTATTCATATCACACTTCCTTTATAGGGGCAGGATCACAAATGAGTGATCCAAGATCATTTCGTACTAAAATATTTTTCTCAAAAAACTTTACTAACCCATCTATTCCTTCAGATTCGTATACCTTAAAATGCTCTGCCCAAGCAGCACCATTGTAAAGATCGGCACCAGGACCGAGCGCCTTACAGGCTTGATATGCATTGAGTATTTTTCTCATAAAATGATCTAACGATCTCCACTGGAAATGTCTTATCTGAATAGTCTGTGGGCCAAAAACAATTTTATCATGACCGTAGTCATCTATGGCTACTTTTACGTGTTGATTTATATCCCAACCATTATGTTGTACAAAGTGATTACCGTTTGAAATTCTTACATAAGAATCTGTAGACCTAAATCTAAAGCAGCTTTTATGATTTGTCGGTAGATTCCACTTATGTATCATGGAATGAAATGGAGATTTTCCTTCTGGGTCAAACTCTGTAATAGAATGATTAGTATACAAAGTTTTGTATACATCAAAATTTTCAGCACTGAGATCTGTAAACGCATCTTTTAATGTAGCGTTTGGTGAATACCAAATTTCATCGATATCAAAAGGAATAACCCATTCTGCCCCGTACTCTCTCGCTTTTGCTGCTAAACTAGTCATCTTTTGCGATTGAGTATATTCAATTACATTATCTTCCAATAAGATTACCTGCACATTAGGGAGTTTTAAACCAATATTATTTTTAGCTTCTTCCATTTTTTCGCGAGTATTATCATTTGACATATTGTCTGCGATAATAATTCCATCAACACCATTGGCAGCGAAATGATTCATCGTGTGATCAATTATATCGCCTTCATCTTTCGCCATTGCAACGGCCCAGACATTTACTGACATTACTTATTTTCTCCTTGCTTAGTATCTCCGTTCGGAAGATATCCATTAACAATATTCCATTGAACTGATTTTTGTCTATACACTTTTCCCTGAAGAGGCTTTTTACAATCTATGGGATAAAACTTAAAACCCTTTTTTTCTATTCTATCAAAAAAATAAGCGTCTGCTCCAGACCAAGTATGAGGGTGATCTTCCCATCCGTTAACTATATCAAATAAAAATCTAGTTGTCATTACCTGGTTGTGATCTAATTTATCTGCGCCGCGTTCAAGGGGATCGTCGAACCATCTAACGCCTCTACCATCTAATCCGCCACCATCAATATTTCCATCTACATCAAGGATATGCTGAGCACAGAATACCGCATCATGGTTGTGTTCTTCTGCGCTATTTATCATTTCCTGAATCATATCTGGATAATAAAAATCATCATCAGCTAAATAACAAATATATTTAGAATTAGAATATGTTCTTACTGCCGTATTAATTTGTGTAGCGTAACGAGCAGTTTTGAATCTGTCCTCATCTTTAACGAAAGAGTTAAAAAATGTAATTCTTTTCTTTGTCGAATTAGACTTAATTGCGTCTTTAATAACTTTATGCACTTGTCGGTCTGGAGAATTATCTTCAGCAATGATTAAGTGTATATCATCATATGTTTGGCTCAGTACAGAGTCAATAGCTTTTTTTAAATAAGTTGGCTTATTATAACTAGTTAATATAACTGAAACTTCTTGATTTCTCATTGCTTCCTTTTTGTGAAAAAAACTTTTGCGGAGAGAGTGGGATTTGAACCCACGGATACATTTTACCATATCGACATCTTAGCAGGATGTTCCATTCAACCGTACTCTGGCACCTCTCCTAAATTAGTCAGGGAACTAGGCCAGGCTTTTCTACGTCCTCTACCATTCTAGTTCTGCTCCATGCTCCGCACGAGTTGCAGTACCATTGCTGATAGGTAGCTACCTGAGTGTATCGTTGTCCACGACGCTGCAAATCATCTGATCCACATGTTGGACAACAGCTTTCTCCGGAATATACATTAAGGTTTGGATGATTAGCCATCCATGGTCTCAGTTTCATGTAGACATTGCGCAACAAGTCAACGTCTTGCTTGGCGTACTTTGTCATAGTCTTCCATGCCTTCATGTCCCCACGCATGCATCCAGCCCATGTGGCAAAGCCGCCTGTGTCTACCTTGGCACCTACGCCTAGGTGCTTACCAAGGTTGTCCAATTTATTGCTATTGAACATGAAGTATCTTCTAGCAGTTTTTAATGTATCTATTTGTTTCACTGGCGAGACCGGCCCAAAATTATGGTACACAAATCTTGCATTAGCTTTGCGCATATCGAATCTGTCACCATTGTGTGCAATTGCAATATCAGCCTCATCTAAAAGATCCCATAATTTTTTTGCAACGTGCATGTCATTTTCTGGATCTTTTGCATAAGTCTCAGGGAAATCCACAAGAGCACACACTTGTGTCTTAGCCTCATGTTCCCATCTGTACGATATGCATAGCAAGTACCATTCACGCTCGTGTTCAATAACATTTTGTTCAAAGTGCCCCCAAACATAACTTAAGTTTGGTGCAGTTTCTATATCATAATAAAGTATCTTTGCCATATGTACCTGTTTCAGTCTGGCTTACGCATTAAATTGCTCTAAGCTATTATAACACAAATGGTGGCGCAGTGCTCTTTTAAAGTCACACCACACCACCATTTTATAATAGTAATTTATTTATTAACTGTTTTTAAAATTAAAAAGAATAATTTCTGTAGCTGTTCTTCGGTAGTGCTAAAAATCATTTCTTGATTATCTCCAAAAGTTAATTTTATCACATGACCACTAATTAATCCACCTTCAGTAGTTATCATTGAAGTTGGTGGAGTAATTTCGATATTCTTCATTGCTGGCATAAAGCCGGCAAAAGTCATATCATCCATTATTTTTTCTTTTTTCTAGCTACTGCCATATTATCAATTAAATTTGGATAAGGACGCCCTGCTGCCTTTGCTCGAGCTTTTGCTTTCACTTTTAATTTTGGCGTTAATTTCTTAGACTTTTTCTTAGGGGATGGATTATCCCAAACCATTTCAGCCATGATTAACTCTTATCTTGATCGTAAATCTGATATCCACTATCTGTAGGTTTTGTTTCCTTATCCTTTAGTCCGTTTGCAGCGAGAACTCCGCTTAAACAACCAGACAAGAATAAAACTATAGGAACTAGCAGGGAATCAATAAAAGCTTTGTCGTTGGGACTCTGCTGATTAATCGGTTGAGTGACGAACACTAAAGCGTACATCACTCCACATACAATGACCATAAATGTAAATGCTAAACTCGCACCGACAAATAAAACCATACGAGCTTTTATTTCACTATTTGTATATCTTTTCTTTTCATTCATTGAGGAACACTCCCATATATCTCTTCTGGACACGTTCCAGAAGCTGTACAAATTGGTGGTTTACAATCCGCACTCTCCCAATTAGTTGGATCCTGACATGGGTATCTGTATGCATCGCTGCATCCACTCAATAGTCCCATGCAAAATGCACCCAACATAGCTACTAATGCTAAAATTACTTTACGCATCAGCCGAACATCTTCTTCCATGTTACAGGACCGACAGAGCCGTCTGCAGTTAGACCATTAGCAGTTTGCCATGCTTTGAGTGAAGCAACAGACTTGGGGCCAAAATCACCATCAGCTTTTGCACCAATGATTGCCTGAACTAAAGAAGCTGACGCTCCTTTAGAACCAAGACCTACTGGAGTACCTGGGTAATCAAAATGCATACCACCGCCAGCTGAAGCTGCGGGTGCTGCTACTGAAGCTGTCTGTGTTGTGCCATTGGGTGCATTGTCACCTAGGCAATACTGCCAGTGCCAAGCCTCAAACTCTTTAGACTGCGGATTGTCCCCCTGAAGATAGAAACCATACTTGGGAGCGTTTTCGCACATCCATTGGAAAGCAGGAACGTTTATACCAAAGGAAGCGGTCTTGCCACCCTGATCGTAGCCAAGGTCAATAGCGAGGCCCCAACCGTGGTTGGAACCCTTAACGCCAGTAGGGTCTGGAGCAGCCGACGGAGCTTTGCCCTTCTTTAACCACCAGGTCTTACCCTCATATTGACGGGTTACACCAGTACCAGTATCGGTTGTTACATAGCGATCCATAAACATGGATAGTTGACCTTCAAATGAACGGTAATCGCCAACATTCTTTAGCTTAATGCCAGCAGCAATAGCTGCGTCGTACAGCTTGTTAAATTCCGTTGCAACTGGGGCATACATTTTTCCGCCAGTTTTAATGGGCGCAAGAACGCTGTCAGCTAATTGACCATTTTTATACTGCCTAAGAGCTGTAGGTACTATAAGTTTGATAAAAGGTAAATTCATATATTAATCTCCTATTTTGTTATTCATGATAATAGTAATGCGTTAGTCAAAAGTTACCCATGTAGTTATGGGTCTGTAATGTCTAATGGCCCAATCAAATTTTCTTTGCATTTCGTACAAATTGCCTGCCATAGATGGACTCACCTCTATGTGGATATGTGAGTCTCCGACTGTTTTTCCGTTATGTGCCTTATGGGCTATTTCGTCCCAAACCTTCCATCCAAAAAAATATGGCACTTCCCATTTCCCCTCTCTGTTACATCTATAGCCAGCCCCCCACATATTTCTTTCTGGATATTTTTCTGGTGGAGCCATTATTCCCCTGGAGTACTCTGGAACAAATTTTGTTTTAGTTCCCGGAACATATAATCCACAATAGTCATGAATTTCTTCTACGCCAAGAATATCCGCATATAGTGATAAAAAATAAAATACATTTATATTACGAAATCTAAAATCTTTATCTAAATCATTAGATTTTTTATAATTGATATCAAAAGCTCTACCAGTCCAGTGTACAGATGTTATTACTGACTCGTTACCAGTGCCACCATTTTGTACAAATCCAAAAAAATAACAAAGGTTGTCGCACAACCATTTGACTCCAGGCATTAGTTGCCCCACCTGCTTCCCCCCTGTTGCTCCGGTATATGGCCTATTGTACCACTTGTTAAATAATCTGGTATTGGGAGCCGTCCACGGCAAAGGGGATGAACCGGTTGCGTCAAGCATATAGTTTACCTTTTTTGTTTTGTAATATTGACATTATTATTATTCAATAATAAGTAGTTAAATGTTAATCTTATATGCGTTTTAGTATTTCAGTAATTTTCCTAGATGGTATTGTAACTGGATTAACGAGTCTAGTCCCCAACAGGCTTGTGCCTTGTCCGGAACCCACAAATGCAGTGGTGTGCCACCAGAGTCTAAAATAAGATTTTATTGACAGATCTAACTTAGAGAGTAATTGAACTTTATTTTTTACTGAAGCTGGAGACATTTCCACGTGTATATGCTTTAATCCTACGCTCTTTCCCTCGTGTGCCTTATGCGCTTCTAGATCCCATCTTTTCCATGCAAAGGGCGCATACGCTTCTTGATAATTTTCGCGATCACACCTATATCCTGCCCCATAATTAGCATCACTGCCCCTACCACTGCCATCATATCGAGTCATTGTTCCCCATACATATAAACCAACATAGTCATGAATTTCTTCTACGCCAAGATATTCTCTATTCATGTATAGGTAGTTTATTAAATTCCAATTTCTTTCTTCAAAACCACTATTTAACCACTCATTTTTATTGTAATCATAACAACGAATGTCGAATCCTCTTCCAGTGGCGTGAACTGAATTTAAACTATCTCCAATTGTTCCGACTTTTTTCATACCAAAACAATAACTAAGAAAATCAACCATGGCTTCCGTAGCGTCATTTTTATTGTGTATGAAACCTTTTACATCGGAAGTTCCAGTATAAACCCTACTCTGCATTATTTATCTTTTCTTGTTTTTGTTGGTAATCTTTTTTAAAGTCTTAGCAAAATTAGCTTGCTGAACGGTCAGTTTACTGTATTTACCTGGACTTTTAGTTACGGTTGTAGCAAAAGCCGCTGGAGTTTTGCCAGCTTTTTTAGCTTTAGCTGTAAATGCCCCAGGTCTTTTAATTGCCTTTTGAATCCATTTTTTATCAGCTGGCTTTGCCATATTTTCTTGCCTTTCGATTAAACATAAATATTGATATACCTATAGTAATGATATATGCAAAAAAAGAGGGCCATGACATGTAGCCATAGCCCTCTTTAATTAAAACGATTAAATTACATCTTCTTCTTTTTCTTAGCTATTGCAGCCTGGATAAAGGGGGGAAGTTTCTTTTGAGCTGCAGACATACCAGCTGTCTTTTTCGAAGCTGTTTTCTTAGGTGCAGCTGCTTTCTTTTTCATGGCCATGATTATACCTCCGTTGATTTTATTTTTTTTTCACTTGATTTTTTATAATGCCACATCATGTGGTCATGTATCTGGTCATCGACTTTATCAACTTGCTGATCAAGATGATCAACCTTGTGATGCAGGTGTAAAATCTCATCTTTTACGTCGCCTATTAACTCTGCGACGGTATTATGATCACTTTTATTTTCTGATCTACTTTTCTGAACTAACGCTGCGAGGATAGCCCCAACGGCGGCAATTATGGCAACAGTAACAGCTTCCATGATTAGTCACCATTTAACTCTATTGGCCCAATATGCTGCTGACATTTTGCCTTTAGCAATATTAGCTGCATGCCGTGCCTTAAAAGACTTTCTTCTTGCTGCGTCTGATGCAGATTCGCCCTTTTTTGCTGGCGAGCCTGAAACACCTTGTTGACCAAAGCGAATAGTTTTAACCTGATCACCAGACTTTGCCACAACAACATGCGACTTAGTAGGGTGGCTTGGTGTTTTCTTGGGCTTATTATAGCCAGAAACACCGGCATTAGTTAGGCGTGAATCTTTTTTGGCAGGCATTACTTCATCTTTTGCTTAGCGTTAGTTGGACTCTTTCCTAAAGACTGAGGTGTTTTTTTACCATTCACATTTTTTCCAGCGTGAGGATTTTTCCATTTAGTTTCCATATGGTCAATCTCATTAGGACGCTTTTTAGTTATGAATCTTTCACCATGATCATTCTTAATTGGAGGATGATCACCAGCTTCACCTGGAACAGCGACGCGAAACATATCTTTTGATTTTCTAATTTGAGCCATTGTTATTCCTAAGTAAATAAAATAAAGTTATTTCTTTTTTTTCTTTTTCTTTGGAAAGCCAGTCTTTTTTGGCATGCCAGAGATAACGGGGCCACCACTCTTTTGATTGTTGGTTCCCATTCTAGGTCCATTAATATAAATGAACTTCCTTATTGCCACAATTACTTTTTGCCGGTCTTCTTAACTGTTGAAGCCCAGTTTTTAGCGCCACTGGCGGGAGCTACTGTTCCCTTAGGATTAATCTTGTCGCCAATGTCGCCCATGGTACCGGGGAAAGGCTTACGGAATGGATCGTTCTTTTTGTTCATGCTAGCCATGATTTCCTTCTTTCTATTTTTTTTAATTTTAGTACTAAAAAATAATTATTGATATAGATTATTTTTGCGATTTAATGGCAGTGATTACTTTTTGTTTTTGTAAGCTTTCCACTGACTTGAATAGTATCCACCCTTACGGGGGGTATCCATAACATTGATAACTGAATCTTTCAATAACTTAAAATAATTGTTTTGCGAAGAAGTCTTGCTTCCCCAACCTTTATCAGTCATATAAACCACCTTAAAATAATAGACTAGCTATATAGTAGTATCAAAACCCTATATAACTAGTCTATTAAAGTTGATTTAGTTGTATTATTTTTTATTCGTATTATTGCTTGGCGTTGCTTTTTTTACAGACTTTGTAGCACTATGGGGCTTAGGGGTTTGGCTTTTTGGTCTACCCGGCTTCTTAGCGGAAGTCGATGGATTTACCTTGATAACCTTATCTTCTGGATGAGCAGGTGTGATCTTTATATTTTTAGCTACTGCATTAGCGGAGGTGGTAGCAGTTGTCCAATCAATCGGCTTGCTCTCTTTTGCCTTACTCTTATCATCCAAATCATGTCCACCAGTTTTTGTGGATGAGTTTTTATTAAATAATTTATTTATTAATTTCTTGATCATTTTTTGTCCTTTTCAATATTTGTTAGCTAACTATTGTTTTTTTTATTTTCCTTGTTGTGATTCTTTAATTAACTGATATCTTTCGCCTGTTTCTTTTGAAACAATTGAGAAACCATATGAAGCTGCAGCTTCGATAATTTCAGTTAACTTATCTTTATCTTCCAAAGAAACGTCATTTAATGGCAAAGTAATACCTGCATACACATCTATGTTCTCGAAGTTGCCAATATTAATTTTCCTATTTACTCCGCATATAAAAACTGGATTAGTCGAAATAGAAATCTCTGAACTCAAAATACTTACCACCTGGTCTAGGGGAGAGTCTGTTGACTGCTCCATTGCTGTTTTTGTTATCTTAGGCATACACGTCCGTAAAAGTTTGAATTAAATTTGCAGTAGCTAATGCTTGTTCCGCTATGTTTAAGTTGTCGGTGTTAATTATAGCAGAAGCTTTTTCTTTTATCAAGTCAATTTCTTGCTCCGATTTATGATTCATCTGTTCTGGAGTCATAGCATAGCCATCTCGACGCATCATTCTTTCGATTCTAACGTCGTCAGATGCCTCATAGCAGATAACTAGCCCATTAGGCTGGTCCAATATCTTCTTGGCTTCATTTTCAAATCTGACATCAGATATAATAATGGCCATCGGCATGTCATAATCTTCAAATTCAGTAGTTCCCATATGGGACCTAAATAATTTATTAGCCTTTAAAACGCCCCATTTAGCAAAGCATTCTTCATCGTGTGCTCTGCACAAATCTCCGGCTTTTTGCAGAAAAGATCTTGGCTTTATACCTTCAGGCTCTATGGCAAGATTGTATATATCTTTTACTAATTGGGCAAATGATTCGTAATCCGGGATTGTACCAAGGGCGTTGGATCCAAAAATGTCATAGACTATTTCATGGATTGAAAATAGTTGACGATCTTTTTGCCTAAAACCCAGTGAGTTCTTTTTAACTGAGGCTAATTCATATAGGGGTAGGGCAAAAAATAAATGATCCCATTTTATATGATTTGCAACGGGGCTAACTTCTGCCTTTGGAACTATTTTTTCCGCAACAGATGTTTTGCCCGTTGCAGCTTTTCCAGCAAGTCCGACGACTATTGGGTAGTCCTTGTGAAATCTTTTTTTATTTATCATAATGTTATTCATGTCTTATTTATTTTCTCTTTTCGTATTTCCAATTCATCCAAAAATATATTTGCTAATGCATCTGGTTCCCAAACAAAAGATCTTTTTACTTGTATAACTCTAAAATTAAATTCTTCTCTTATTTCTTCAATTGTCATAAGTAACGGCATGAGTGTTACGCTTTTACATTTCCATCTACCATTAACCTGATTAGCTACTACTGCTGAGTCAGTGTAAATAATAGGATCTATTAAATCTGCCATTGAACAAATCAGAAGTCCAGCTATTACAGCTTCATATTCAGCTTCGTTGTTAGTTCTTGGGCCAAGACCTCTGGCAAACTGTGCTATCTTTTTTCTATTGCGGTACACGACAGCGGAGCACGCTGCCTCACCTATTTTTTTCTGCCCCTGCCCCCTAGAGGCTCCATCGCAAAACACTTCTATATTCATGAATAAAAAAACAATCTTAAATATTTGGGCATGTTTATTCAGTCAACCTTTACATCATAATCTATGTTAAAGCGTTTTGCCGACTCTGCTAAATTCTTTTTAAGACTTGAAGATATTTGAATTGTTTTTGTTAATAGATATTTATTACTTTTATATTCAACTTGTGTTGGAAAGTTAAGATCTTCTCTTTCTGTAGAATAAAACTCTTCAGATGTATTAACACTTTTGTAATGACCAATAAACATATTTTTTATCCTTTAGTAGGTACTGAAGTCCGATTCCAGATAGGAACCTTTTTCTTCTCTGTATGCAGCGACCTGCATTGATTGCACTTTATCCATTATTTTTCTAGCTGATTCTGATGCTATTCTAGCTGACGCTTCCATGGCCTCAGCCAAGCTAACTATGGCTTCACATGTGACTAGCGCAAAATATTCATCTTCTGCTGCGTCCATTGCAGTTGCTTCTCGTTCAGCTTCATTTTTTCCCACCCTATTAGATTTGTAAACTTTTTTATATCTACCTTCTAGAATTTTGTATTGTGCTCTAGACATGCCCGCAAAGCGTGCAGCTCTACCATATACATTAGAAGTTCGCGCAACTAAAGACGCTATTTTCTCTATACCTAAATCCACAATGTCCGTTTCGGGTATTTCAATAAAGTATTTATAGTTATTATCTGCATTGGTATATGCATCAATAACCTCTTTTAGTTGTGGTCCGAGAAAATCTTGCAGTAGTTCCTGAAGCTTTTCTAGCGATTGTAAATTCACTGTTTCTCCATTTTAATTAGATAAGAAAGTTGCAACATTGTTTCATCATCTTTTTCTTGTTCAATTATATCTCTAATTTTTTCTTTTATCTTACTTAAGTGTTCCCTGATTGTATTAGGGTGTTCATTTATTATGAGTGATATTTGACTAGATCTTTTTCCATCAACATATCTCCATTTTAATAACTGCCGTTCTTGTATAGACAGTTTATCAAATGGTGATTGAATTCTCTCACCAACAACCCAGAATTCATCTATTCTATCAGTGGCAAGCAAATATTCCATGCTTATATCTACCGGGTCAGCTTTAAAACCTACGACATAGTTCTCATCACTTTCATCACTTGTTGCATCATCGTCCAATAGAGGGAAGGTTTTCCTTCCTAGTTGATCAATTAGGAAGGTGTCTACATTTTTCTTTAACAGATAAAAAAAGTAACTATAAAGAAATCCACTAAATGGAATTGGACCTTTAGCTGAGTCCTTTTTTTCATATCTACTGATACACTGGAAAAAGGTCATATAAACAGTCTGTCGTATATCCTCCTCATCTCCATATCTTTTTGTCATATAATGTATGCCGCGCATTGTTTCATTGACATTTTTTAATGTAGATCCGTTAATCTTATTCTTCATTAGCGCAAATCTTGCATAGGGGTCTTTAATGAATAGTGATACGAATCTTCTGATATCGTAATCATTTAGGTTATACCTGGCGTGATACAACAGGGCTACATACTTAGTTAAAAAATTACTAAATACTTTCAGCAACTCTTCCTGCGCTTTTCGTGACCCCTTCTTTGTTTCGGAGATTAAGTTTTGTATCTCGTATTCAGCGAGAGAATAATATTGCTCTTTATAACTACTCATTTTTTGCCTTCCCAATTTATAATATATTGACTGTAGTGATCTCTAATGTCCTCATAATAGACTATATTGGGAACTTCTATTTCAGCCATAAAGTTTTTAGCGTCATTAGAATACTTGCTGATGACACATGTTAAATTTTCAAATTCTTTAGGGTAATACCTTTTAAATCTCTTAAGTTTAATTTTACTTTTATCGTCTAAATACCCTTTGATTTCTACCCATTCATTACCTCTTTTTAAAAGAAAATCGGGGGTATAAGCCCTGGTACCCCTTTTGATTGGAAAAGGGAATACAGTTGGTTCAAACTCAAAATCTATTTTATATATTTTTAACACTCTAACAAAGTTAGCTTCCCAGCTAGATCTTACATTTAATTCTATATCTTTTCTATATCCGGTACGAGTATATTGATACGCGTTACCCTTTTTTCTTGCTATAACTCCATCATTTTCTATGATCTCACCTGTAACAGCTCTGTTCCTGATGTTATTTAAGTTTGGATGTTTTTTAAGAGAAGATTTTTCCAAAAAAAAGTCTTCCGACTTGACAGGTTCTATGTTCATTCGATATCCTCTACGTTGTAAACAAGTGGTATATAAATTATACACCATACAAATAAAAAAAGCAAAATATCTGCAACACAAGTTGCAAGAGAGCACAGGAAGAGATATACTGATCCACATGAACACACTAACAACAATCATAAACAGTATCAACCAGAACATCAACGAAGAAATCATTGACGATTTAACAAAAACGATTGGTGTCAATCACGGCACTGCCGTGAAGATGGTCACCGAATTTGAGGATTTTGATCTTTGGCTTTCCGCTGAGGAAAATCCTGTTCTTGATTTCTGATCGATATTAACATATAAAAGATTTGGGGGCCAGGAAACTGGCCCCTTTTCTTTTATCTAAAGTTGTTCTTTTTATTTCTAAAAACTCCAGTACCACACGCCTCTGACTTGGCATGATCGCAGTAGCTACATATTCTTGTATTACTTGTTGGTAGGAAGTTTCCATCATTCATAATAGCATGAATATTATTTATTAATTTTACTTTTACATTCTCTATATCTTCTGGAGAAAATAAATGACCTTTTCTTTTACCGGATCTTAAATAATATAGCTCTGCGTAAATTTCTTTTTCTGGAAAAATATTATGAAGGGCTAAGGCATATATTCCCAGCTGCAGATTATTGTGAACGTCTTTTTGGGTTACTTCCCATTTTCCAGTTTTATAGTCTGTGATATTGACACGATCTCCGACAATATCAACTCTATCTATAAAGCCAATAATTCTATATATTCCAAGAATAAAATTAAAACTCATTTCTTTCTCATAAATATTAAATTGTTTATCAGCATGCTGGTCATAGAATTCGTCTATGATAATTGAGCCAACAGAAATAAGATCAGGAGGTATGAGATTATCAGGGTCCCAAATCGGGACGTTCTTTTTGTACTCATCTCTTAGTTCCCCTATATCTAAAACCTTGTCATTATCAAGTATATTTTCGAGAACTGAGTGCACAATATTTCCCAATACGGCTGGAGCATTAAACTGTCTAGGTTCTTTTAATATGTAGGAGTAAAAATATTTTGCTGCACATTGATTATAGGTGTCTAATCTTGAGTATGAAAAATCTACTACTCCAAGTTTTTCTAGACTGCTTAAATCATTATAACTTTTAATTAAGATAGAGCTCAAAAATATCTTTATTCCTCTTCATTGGGATCGTATATTAACCGACCATTTTCATCAAATTCTCTTCCAGATTCATCTATGGTATGGTTATTATTCTTGTTAAGATAAGCCCCATCACCAATTGCAACCCATCCAGTTTCACCAATTTCCATATGGTCATCTTCCTCATAGGGCCACATCTTCGCCCCCTATGGATACTTTAACCTCTGTTATATCGTCTGCGTGGAGGTAATAACCGACCACTGTATATAGGTCCTTAAGTTCTTTTTGTGTCAGATAAAAACCAACACACGTACACTGTAAGAATAATTTGTCATCATAATTATAAGTTGAATCAGTATACTCGGTTAATTTAATATTACCTTTTTCAACAACTGCTGGAAAGTTTTCGCTCATTTTTAATCCTCGTAAAAAGTTATGGGATCCCATTTAGGATCATTTAATTTTTCTCTCATATCTTTAACATATGAGTCCCAATCTCGTTCATCTTCTGATTTCTTTTCATATTTAACTTCACCCTTAAATGGATTTGACTTAAATTTGGTCATAATAAGTTTACCCTGCTGGGTCTTCCATCTAAGTACTCCATTTTTACAGTCGCAAAAATCATCATTATCTGCTTGAATTCTTAATTCAGGATCATAACGACCACTGCATCCGTTACATTTAGTGTATCTACCCTTATCCTGACACCTATTACATGAGGCGCAAAATGACCAACACCATTTATCTGTTGGATTTATTGACGGGCCAGCACTAGACATTTTCCTTCTCCATTCTAATTATTTCTGTAATAATCTTTTCAACTTTTTGTGATGTATTAATTTTAAATTTATAAATATACTTGTGTAAACCATCTTTTATTTGTAAATAAACTGGCTTATCACCTTTTGATGATTCAATTATATCATATATCTTTTGCATTGTGCTGGGAGATATGTTTTTATCTACGTCAAAAACTAAAGCTTTGCCACTAGAAAATATATGTGAATCTATTTTTTCAGAATTATTGTAATATAACTTCACTACAGATCCCTCTTCATCGCTTTCTCGATTTATGGATCCAGATATGATTAATATATCACCCTTAGTAAAGGCGTTGTCACCAAGTTGTTTGGCGGAGTTGGGAAATACAATAACTTCTAGATCTGAAGATATATCCTCAATGACCAGCTTGTACATCTTCATTCCCTTTTTAGTAACAATAGTTTTAACGTCAGTCAGGATGCCACCAATTTTAACTAATTTACCATTAGTGCATTCAGATAAATCTATTATTTCATAATCTATTTTTTTAGAAAGAATATCCCAAATTCCATTGACCGGATGATCAGTAACGTATATTCCAAGTTCTTCTTTTTCTTTCTCAAGAAGTTCAATTTCTTGAATTCTATTTATTTCTCGATTGTCCGAATAATTAAAAAGTTCGTCAAAGGCCCCAGCGTTTGCCAGATGCTCAATAGTTGTTTTCTTTAGTGTTGATGGATCGCATCTTCTCAAGAAGTCGTAAAGGCTTGTGTATGGCTTTTCTGTATCTCTTCCATTTACTATTGATTCCGCAATCGAAACTCCTATACCATTTATGGCTGAAAGTCCGAATACAATTGCACTTTCATCATAAACTTCAAAATCAATTCCTGATCTATTTATTGATGGGGATAAAACATTAATACCAAGTTTGCGACAATCAGCCAAATAAAAAGATTGCTTTTCTTTATTTCCAACTACTGATGACATAAGTGCAGCCATATATTCAATGGTGTAATTAGATTTTAGATAGGCAGTTACATAACTAATCATTGCATAACTAGCTGCGTGAGCTCTATTAAATCCATATCCTCCAAAATATTCAATGTCAGAAAATATTTTGTTAGCTAATTTTTCGTCTATCCCAGAAGTTTTAATACATCCATTAACAAACTTTTCTCTTATCTTGGCAATCTTGTCCATTAATTTTTTGCCAATGACTTTTCTTAAATCGTCAGCTTCTGCCGATGTAAAGCCGGCAAGCTCTCTAGATACGCCAAGTACATCTTCTTGGTACAACATGATGCCTAAAGACGGCGCTAAAACTTTTTCAAGTTTCTCGTGCTCATATTTTACTTTACTTCGACCATGTTTGCGATCTATATATTCTTTATCCATCCCTGAACCCATAGGCCCTGGTCGGTAGAGGGAAATTAAAGCCATGATATCCCGTATATTTCTTGGCTGCATTTGCATCATGAGCTGTCTCATTCCCGATGATTCTAACTGAAAGACTCCAGCGCAATTACCCTTACATAGCTCATCATATGTTTTATTATCATCTAATGATATTTGATCTATGTCTATATCAATGTCTCTATGTTTTTTAATTAATCTTACGCATGAATCTATAATTCCAAGATTTCTCAAACCCAAAAAGTCAATTTTCAGAAGACCGCATTGTTCGACTCTCCCCATATCCCACTGAGTGACCAAGGGGTTGTCTACCCCTTTTTGCATAACGGGCAGATATTCAATTAGCGCATCCCGAGAAATAACGATACCGGCTGCGTGCATTCCGGTTTGTCGAACTAACCCCTCTAGTCCAAGGGCCGCATCAACTATACTCTTTGCATCGGAGTCTTTTTCGTATAAATTTTTAAAATCTTGAACTTCCATACATTCGGATAAGTTTTTAGAAACCCCAAGGACTGGAGGTGGAACTAACTTTGCAACGGCATCGCCTGAGGCAAAATCATACCCTAGGGCGCGTGCAGCGTCTCTAATTGACTGTCTGGCGCCTGTTCTATTGAATGTGCATATATGTGCAACATGGTCAGATCCATACTTTGTCTTAGCGTAGTTGATAACCTCGTCACGATATCTATCATCAAAGTCTAGATCGATGTCGGGCATGGATTTTCGACCCTCAACAAGAAATCGCTCAAACATCAATCCAAATTTAATTGGATCTAAATTGGTAATCTTAAATGCGTAAGACAGAATACTGCCCGCTGCAGATCCTCTGCCCCAGCCAACCATAATGCCATTATTCTTCGCCCAATTAACTAGGTCAGAAACAACTAAGAAGTACTCTGGGAAACCCATGTCTTTGACAACGCGTATTTCATACTCGGCTCTATCAATTATTGCCTGAGGTAAAGGGTCCCCATATCTTTCCTTTAGGCCGTCCCAGGCGCGTCTTTCAAAATATTCAATTGAAGATTCATTTGTTGGTATTGGAAAATTTGGAAAATATATATTTCCAAAATTAAGATTAAGGTCTACCATGTCACAAACGTCCATAGTATTTTTGAGCCAATCTGGGTTAAATCTTTTTTCCATCTCGTCATACGATTGCAGATAGAATTCATCGCCACTAAATGAAAATCTATTTGGAGTATTAACATTTGCGTTAGTTGCAACGCAAAGCATTATGTCATGGGCGCGTGCATCATGTTGGTGTACATAATGGCAATCTCCACTAGGAACTACTTTAGCGCCAATAATGGAAGCTATCTCCACTAACTGATTAAATACCCTACGCTGCTCCGAGAGACCATGATCTTGAACCTCAATAAAATAGTTCTCTTTTCCAACTATCTCCTGCATTTTTTTTGCTGAACTGAGGGCAAAGTCGAAGTCTCCTCTCAAGAGCGCTTGGGACACTTCGCCGTTTAGGCATCCGGATAGAACAATGATTCCCTCAGAGTGCTCTGATATGAGGTTATGATCTACTCTGGGCTTAACGTAATAACCTTCTAGAAAAGATCTAGAAGACATTTTAATTATGTTGTTGTAACCTACATTATTCTTTGCAAGAATGGTTATATGATACGGCCCTCTTTGCTCCCACTCATTCTTGGCTGGACCTGATCTCTCTTCCGGATCTTTATCGTATCTTGTTTTTCTTGCTTGATAAAATTCAGATCCAAGAATAGGCTTAACCCCAGTAGCTACGCCAGCATCATAGAAGTCTAACCATGAGTGGATGTTACCATGGTCGGTGGTGGCCAAGCCTTTCATCCCAAGGGATTTAGCTCTTTCTAAATATTCTTCCACTCGACCATGGCCATCTAGCATTGAGTAAATAGTATGATTATGTAAGTTGGTCCAATTTTTCATCAAATACCTCTGCCTTTATCTGAGCCTTTAAGGGATTGATCTCTTGTTTGTCTGTATGTAATGATCACAACTCCGCCACAATATTTACAGGGAACTGGCTTTCCTTCTTGAGCAAAGGGGCTATTGTACATATATCTTTCGGGTTGATCTGATTTACATTCGGAACAAACTCCTATAACATCATCATTATCTTCAATTTCATTCATGTTCACCTCCTTTATCTATAGTTGTATACGCAAAACGAACTGGGGAAGGTGAAGATTGCTCTTGAGTTTCCACAAACTTGTCTCCAATTTTTATCCACTTATTTCTTTTTTCCAAAGAACATTCGCCGCATCCGACTCCAGCGGAGTTAGCTCTTTCACATGTATATGGTCTGCCACCTATACCTAACTGTCTTCTTCTCATCCAGTCATTAACATGGCTATTTGTTTTTTCAACATTATAATCTTCACAGTTACTTAATATTCCATGAAGAAATTCAATAGATTCTTTATCATAAGTGAGTATTGAACAAAGAAAAAGTCTAGCCTCGTGTTCTAAATATTTCTTATCTATTGCCTGCTGCCATAATCTTTTTACGGCAGAGCAGTTTTCTAGTAATCTTTTTGGTGTGAATTCTTTTTCTTTTTCTTCTATACTCTTGAACGCAGAGGACCCATGCCTATTGAAGTAGCCAATAAAATCTTTAGATCTTTCTTTTTCTATTTCTAAATCATATGTAAAATTTCTAAACCACTCATTTGCTTTTGCATTGAATTCCTGTTCCGGAACAACATTAATTGCACGTTCTTTACAAAAGGTAATTATATCATTAATTTCCTTAAATAATATTTCTGAAGGAATAAGATTTTTATATAAACCGGTCTCCTGATGCTGACTTCCCTGAAGTCTCCACATTCTTCTAGCGTCATAAACGCTAAAATCTAAGGAGGTTAAATTTAATTCACTTTTTAAAGATGTAGCTATAAATCTAAAAATATTTGGAAGATTATTGGAAGGACTAATGCCTAAGGCTATAGCTTCACATTCTATATGGAATCCCTTTTTCCCAGTAAAATAAACTAATATTGCTGATTCGGGAATAAATTTCAACAGATACTGATATATTTTAAGGCATTCTGTGTGAGAAATACTTTGATCACTATTATCTATATCAAAGTATAGGGAACCCAATCTGATCGCATCCTCTAGATCTTGCGAGTTATAGGACCAAATAGAAGTGTACAATCCTACATTTTTATTTTCAGAACGGAATGACTCTATGTTAGCGACGTCAATTAGAACTGGTTTATCTCCATCTTTTTGTCTAATTATTCTTGACAGTGATGAAACATATTTTGCTGTTTCAACATACTTCCATGAAGATAGAAATTTTGAATTATCGTTTGGCAGTCTCAAAATATTTTAACCTTATTCTCTGGATAGTTGATACTTAAGATAGCGATCTTTTCTTCAGTAAAATTGCCAGAATGAGTTCTATAGTAAACTGATTCTTTAATTATATCTTCTAGATTAGACAGAATAAATATTCTGTTAATTATTCTAGATTCTTTAATGAGATTCTTTTCTCCATTTATCATTAATTAACTCGCTATCCTCAATGATTGTATGTAATTTACTAGCAACGTTGTCTGCAATGTGGACTATATAATCCATGTAGGTGATTGGATACGTTTCCGGAACTGGAGACCAGGGACCGAGGTGGCATCTTATCAATCTGAGTACGGTTTGCGCCATCTCGTCAGTTACAAATAGACTTGTTGACTGTGAATCATTTCCATATTCCTTGTCATGCAGTTGGCATTTTGATACAAACTTGCCGACAGTGTATGGGTGCATGGGGTCATATTCGAAACTGGAATCATCTTTTGACATAATACCCTTAGTTACATCGTGCAAAAGGCAGGCAGCTATGATTATATCTTTTTCGTCTGTTGAAAGAGCGTAGGATTCGACAAGTACCATAGCCACTCTTACTACTCTTTTCGTATGTAAGACATTTCCTCCAGCATTATGCTCATCTGCTGGGTGGTATCTACCAGAAAAACTGGATGGAATACTCCAAAAAGACTCTGCTTTTAACAAGATTGAACGAACAAAAGAGGCCAGGGAATCGTCATTTATTAAATTAATTTCATCCAATAGACTAGCTAATACTTCATTCTCGTTAGAAATAGTATCGCTTTTATCTTCTTTTAATATTTCGTCTAAAATGTTCTTAGCCATTATTTCCATCCATTCCATTTAGAGCAGGGTGCGTCAAAGGGGCATTTTTTGCAGTATTGCGTTAAACCTCTTCGGGGCACAAAGACCTCTTTTGAATCTATTGTATCACACCAGTACTCAATTGAGTCTACATCCTGCTGATTGATTACGTATTCATTAAAGGAAAGATTATTAGAAAGTAAATCTATATATCCAAATTTTGTTTGATTCATTCTAGCTGGATGCATATTTTTAAATGCCAAATACATTGCCGCAAAGTCGATCTGATACATATAATGATTGCTATTTTTATAGTTAAACATTAATTTTACTACATAGTTTTCGTTATCTTTCTTATATATGACATCAAACTTATCTTCAATTCTTACTGCGCTATCGATAGAAATAACATAATCGTCAAATATGGAGATAGGTATAAGGTCCATTTGGCTATATGTTTCATGAAATTTTAAAAGAACAGCTGCTGCCTGAGTAGTTAGACTAGCTACATTGCCGTATGCACTTTCGTGTTTTTCTGTCATTATATCGTAATGGCTAGTTTCTTTTGGGAACCATATTTTTTCCCATCGATTTAATAGAGATGCGTAAGATGGGGTTATGCCAGCTTGTTTTTTAAACCAAAAAAAATGTATAATATTTTTTATTGTATTTTCAAATTTTATAGAATATAAATCTCTAGAGTAAACAGTTTCTGGAACTTTTTCTCCATGTCTATAGTCATATAGTCTTTCGCATATTTGAAAATCTTTAATTGCATTTACGTTTAAATTTAACATCAATCGAATCCTTCACCATTTAACATATTCTGTAAATCTGTGTCACCATTGTAAGACTCTGCGCTAACGTGTTCATAGTCCTCATATATTTTTTTTGCATCATTATAACGAACGAGCGGGGGGTCATACATGAATGCGGAACCAGTAATTCTATTCTTAGGTATTTGTAGCTGCATGACGTGCTCATCCTCTGTTTCGTCCTGTGTAGCTAAACGTTTTTCGGTAATGAATATTGTTACGGCACATTTTTGCTGAATAGCAAGAGATCCACCAGTATCAGATTGCTGAACAACTTCTCTTTTTTCTTTCATTCTATTAGAGTTTTCCTGCGCAGTTATGATTAGGGCGCAGTTCATATCTCTTGCCAATTTTTCAAGTCTAACCATCATTTCTTCAAATTCACCCCAACGTGGTTTACCTTTTCCGGCCCCACGAGTGAACATAGATTGGATAGTATCGATAATTAAAACGTCCGGAATTTTATCACCATGACCTATTAGATCTCTTAACCAAAATTCAAGATCTTCAAAATAAGGAGTATCTGGATCATGGCGAACCATAAGACGATCCCCCCACTCCTCAAGCTTAGCTTTAAACTGATTTAAATACCCTTGTTTTTCGGTTTCTGTCCATTTATCGGATTCAGAATAAACATTCTTGCCAATGATTTGAGTCATTAAGATTCTCTCCCAATGGCCAACTGCCTCTTCAAAATTAACATAAAGAACTCTATGCCCAGTATCTAGCCAGTGATTAGCTAAACATTTGGCAAAAGTACTTTTACCTTTGCCGGAGGCGGCTATTATAGCGTGTACAGCGCCCTTGAAGAAACCGCCATCGTCTGTGTAGCCCATTGCTCTATTTAATGATTTAAATTGAGTAGACATAAAGTTTGGAATATCTAATAATCCGTCCACTCTAGCGAGAATGTCATTCGCAGTGGTGAGTTTATCTAGGGGGTTATATTTTATAGAATTTTCTAACTCTTTGATTTCGGATGTAAGTTCAGAAATTCTAGAAATATCGTCTACTGATTTTAATCCTTTTTTATTTAAAAGGATCTGCAGCTCGTGTAAATGGTTTATTTGCTTACGTTTATTAGCCTTGTACTTTAAAAGTTCTAATACAGATTCTTTACTAGGAGTATCTACGCTCAGTACATAATCAATCATTATTGAAATACCAGTAGAACCACCAAGGGCAGAATAAATGTCTGTTTCCGTCTCAAGCCATGACTTAAAGGCTATCGGATCTACAATGTCTAGATTAGTAGCCCTATAAAATGCGAGTAGGGACTCATAAAATTCATGGGTTCCCTTTTCTCCGTGTATTAATCCAACTATATCTGCTGGAAGATTATCATTAAAAAAAGATATTGCCCCATGTTCTTTTAGGCACAGGGCGAAAGCGTGATACTCCAGCGGTGACTGTTCTGACTCAGAGATTTCTTCTATTGTCATCAATTCTTGAATCCTTCATTTTTCTGTATAGTTTTTTGCTATACTCTGAGTTTTTCTTTTTAGCTTCTTGGTAGTAAGGATTATTGGTTAAGGATTTTTTATCTTTTTTATTTGATATAAATTCGCTAGATCTAATCGCCTCTAGCATTCTATCATAAACGCTGTCTTCAGTTAGTGAATCGTTATATCTAAATACTATCAGGGCAATTCCATTATCTTTGCAATATTGAACTTTTTTAATATCTCTTTTTTGAGCTTCTTCAAATTCATATTTAGATTCAAAAAATCTACTAGTGTAATAAAAATGCTGACGACCATGGTATTCTGCTGCAATTTTGTAGGAAGGACAGTAAACGTCTATCTTTAATCTATCACCAATATGATATTCATTAATGATTTCTTCACCGGGCAGTAGCTTTTGCATTATTTGCGTTAGAGCTGTTTGACCTCTAGACATTTTTTTTCTAGATTCTTTTATCCAAGATAAACCTAGTTGATTTATCTTTTTATTTACTTCATTAATAGGTACGTTTAATTCCTTAGCAATTCCGCTTATGGATAAAGTTGTTTCTAAAAGAAGATCCGTCAGAAACTCTATATCGTCTTCTTCCAGCTTATGCTTTCCGTCTTTCATGGCTGTTGTTGACTGTGCACTACTTTGCTGAGGCTTAACGTTTTACCAAAATCTATAATTGACATATTTAGATTCTCCCAAATTTTTGAAGTAAGGGCAAGACCCAGCACTCCGCAATCCATTATACAGTGGTCAACTCCACCTTCGAACTCAGCGACTTGTGAATATATAGTGTCTAGCTTCTCGTAATAATTTGTATAGGCTATGTTGATTATGTGTGCGCTATTTCCAAAATGTTTTTGAATCATCTTTTTATCGTGGAATGTAACAACAACGCTTGGGGTATTTTTAACATAATAATTAACAGTAGAAGTATAAATATCTTTATTATTCATGTAATAATATTCAAATATATTCGAGTAGTAGTACTCTGCGTTTTTGTGTAGACCAATTTTGTAGTGCTTGCCATCTTCAATATCTGATACTAAAGAGTGGGATATTGCTTTCATTACATTTGGATCGGTATTTTTTAAGGAACCTATTACACTTTTAGCAAAGTGGCTAGGAAAAGAATTGTCTGCGTTTTTACTTAATGCTATTATTGCAGATTTTGGAACATTGATGTAGGCAAACTTTTTCTTTTTTTCTAAAGCTAAAGTTAGATTGGTTATGGATTGAGCTTGATTTAAAAAAGTCATGATTCTCCGATTAAATTCCAAAAGTTCCCCAGTTAATTAAAACTGGATCATTGTCTAATATTGAATTAATGTGATTTAGATTATGGAATGCTCCGCCATCTAATTCTGCATATCTTTTATATTTTGCTTGTTTATCATCATCAAATACATAACCCAGATGCTGCATAACAAGTCCTGAGTCGATCCACCAGTTTCTTTGCTGAATCCAATCAACAACATATGTAGGTTCGGAACCGCAAGCTAATTTTCTATTAGCAAAACCGCCGCCTTCAACATATCTAAATATTCTAGAACTATTATTTGGTGCCCACAATTTATCTACTCTATATTGAGTATCATTCCACATGTGATAGAATCTGACATTTACTACATCATGTGGAGATTTTGCAAGAACGGACTCAATATCTAGATTGTCTAAATGAAATAACTTTTCATCACAATCTATGGCTATGATCCAATCACCTTTTTTTGCAAATTTTTCCATGTTACCCCAAGCAAAAGCTCTTAGCTTAGCTTCGTGTACAGTGAAAAGTGGTTCTGGAGATTGAAATACCTCTGCATATTGCGCAGCAATTTCGGGAGTATTATCAGTTGAGCAATCGTCTGTAAAGATGATTTTGTCAACCTGTGTTGACAATTTAACAAGAACATCTTCAAGAAATCTAGAAGATTCATTTCTGCCTATCATTTGGGCATATATCATATATATATTTCTTTCTAAAAGGAAAAGAGGGGAGGATGCCCTCCCCTCTTTTCGTCAATGACAATAAGAAGGCTCTATTGATGCTCAGAGAGCAAATTCACGAGCTTCGGCAGCAGAGATTCGTTCGATCTCCATATCCTTGAAGATTAACTCGCCCTCTACACCAGCGGGCTTGCGATTGCTTAGCGCAATCTTTTCTGCTTCTGCCTTGTTGTTGGCCTTGACAATTGAAGTTGACGTTACAGTGAAATACTTTAATTTATTGTCTGACATTTTAATGCCTTTCGTTAATTTGATGGATAATTGCTTGCGATATATTCTATCGCATCTTGCATTGTTGGTGCAAGTTTTGTTGCCATATATTTTAGATAAACTCTATTTCTATTAGAGTCACAACAGAATACTACTGCTGGTTGATTATTGAATTTAGCCCAAGCTAGTTCAAAATCAGTTCCTATATATGCACGATCTTGTAACATGTATTCTACCAGAATAATATCTGCTCTGCGTTGCATGAACAAATTTTTTTCAACAATTTCTTCTGGCTCTTGATATCCTTCATCTATAATACTAGTTGGATCTAGTACGTCATATCCTGCGAGGTGTAAACCCTTGGTCGCTGATTTACGCCAAAAACGACCATATTCTTCTACTCCCTCAATTGCTCCTGAAAGAAATACTTTAAGCGGCATACTCTACTCCTGGCCAATAATACTCTAAATCATTTGGTTCGTCAAAATATTGTGAATAATATCCAAAGTCTTTGCGAAGAAGATTTGATCTATGTGATCTGTGAAATTTTTCACTTCCAAACCAAGTTGGCATCTTCAAACTGCCCGGATCTATTTCTTCATATTGCATATTATTCTTGTATCCTCTATTGACCCATTCGCGAATAGTCGTATTCTGATACAATTTTAGGGCAGATTCATAGCCAGTCCACATTAATGTTACTGGATGATTTCTCCAACCTTTTGTAGGCGTTCTTTCTAAAAGTATGTTGAGAACTTGAAATGTTTCAACACGCTGTTTACCAAGACGACGATAATCTAATACTTCTACAGATTTTTGAAAGTCTGCATATGGTAAAAATGTTTGCACTTTAGTCCTTTTTGAATTCAGTAAAAGTTTTGTCGCCTACGCCAAAATATTCTCTAGCAAGACCTGATGCTACTATAGCATCATTTAGACACTCTGCGGTTTCATTCCATACTCGCGCTAGAATTCTTCCATACTTTTCATTTTTATCAATTATTGTTTCTATCTTTACTTTATGATTTGCTGCAGTTAACCACTGATCAGTAAATTCCTTAGCGGCCAGGCCCATTTTCTTTTCTTCAAGATTAGTTGTGCGGCTCTCTGGTGTATTAACACCGTAAAGACGAACTCTGCCTTTTTTCAAGATATCAAATCCCAAGTCAATAATGATATCAAATGTATCACCATCAATTGTTTTCTTAACCTCTGCGTTGTAGATCCAAGGGTTTAATTTATCTGTCATGTTAATCTCTTTCTATTCCGATGTAGTCGCATGCTTTGCGAAATATTGCTTGACTTACTTTAAATTTAGAATCAGCTTCTCCGCCAACTGTCGAAGACTTATGCCAACTATGGCCAATGGAAACACTTCCATCATAAACTACATTATACCCCAAATGTCTTGCAAAGTATGAGCACCATGTTTCCTCATAATAATGGGGAGTTGGAAGAAAGGCCCCAATAGCTCCAGGATACATTTCTTGGTATGCAGGATGGTTTGTTAATGCATTCCAAACTTCTCTGCGAATAAAATATGCAGAACCGGAAACGGTAACACAAGAGACCCTATCTCTATATAGCTCATCGTTAAAATCACTCTGTCTCCAGCCACGATGAGCAGGACTTGTGTTGGTCCCCATAATGCCAGCGTGTGTAATTAGCCCATTTTCATCTCTTTGCTTGGGCCCCATGATATGTATATCTGGATTTTCATTAAATATTTTTTGCACCATAGATAAACTTTCACTCGTTATCCATACGTCTGCGTTTAGGAGGCAAATAATATCTGACGTACCAACACTGGCTAATTGATTACAGGCAGACGAATACCCTACATTTTCATTTATGTAAAATTTATTAATTTTATATCTTTCAAAATTATATTTTACCCACTCGGCGCTGTCGTCTTTTGAGCCATTGTCTGCTATGTATAGCTTCCAAACTTTTTCATTTGCGTGCAGATCGTTGTGCAGGCAGTCGAGGAATCTATTTAATAAAGGTCTTGTATTATAGTTGACAACACATAGATCTATCAATTTAGTTCTCCATTAAAGGTAATAGATTCAAAAGCCATTTCTGGACTCATTCCAAAATCAATTAAATTAAAAAATTCTTGTTCAATACTTTCTATCTTATTTTCATCAAAGAATTCTTTGAATCTATTCAAGTATTGATGTAGTGTTGGATTTTTTCTATGTTCTTCTGACATTTTTTTTGACCTATTCTGACCTAATGTATATCCGATTACAAATAAATTAATAACAAAAAAAAGTTTGTTACCATTCTTCATAGTCGTCGTCCATTGAATCAAAATAATTTTCTACAGCCTGCATTCTAACCGTGTCGGCTACTCTTCTAAATGAATCAGCGTATTCGTTTTGATTCTCATTAGCCAAATAATCATATGTTTCCGCTATGTGCATAGCGGTCTCATAATCTATAACCACTGCTGTATCGCCAATGGAAAGTTTTACGCTTAATTTCTTTTTATTATTCTGTTTCTTTGACATTGCTTTCTTCCTTATTATTTATTTTGTGTATTGCAAGATTCTCAGTATCTGGTTCAAACGTTACGAAAAAAATATTCTTATCGCTTACAGTATATCCTTCTGGGGGGGGACTATCTAAAGCTATTTTCTTAGAAGAGCAACCATATACTTGGCTATGGTTTTTGTATACTACTAAATAATTTAACTTAGCTGCTGGCATTATTTACCTCTAAAACATCTATTGAACACTGGGATAAAAAAGTTTTCACCTTAAACCATTCCTTATAGGACTCATCAGATAAGCAGTATATCGTATCTATCGTTGAATTAGCAATTAGTTTAGCACATGAGAAACAGGGTGGGCCATTAATGTATATTTTTTTTGCCCTTGAAGAATAATCGGAATGCAGTAGGGCATTAGCTTCGGCGTGAATAGCTATACAATTATCATAAATGGAGCCGTTAGCAGCGTTTTGCATTAGCCTAGGGCACCCACCATCTTCACAGTGCAGCACGCCGCTTGGACCACCGTTATACCCAACTCCGACTATATGCCCATAGTCGTCTACTAATATAGCTGCATATTTTCTTTTTGCGCAAGTTGAAAATATGCTTGCTGTCGATTGGCATAGTTCCATATATTGCCTATCTTTTCTGCTAACTGATGTCATTATATTACCATTAGCGCAGCTATAATGCCCAAGGTTAAACAAAGTGAGATTGCAATTATTTTTTGCTTCCCTTTTACAAGAGATTGATTTAGCATCTGTAGCGAAATGCACCAATTTATGATTAGAGTAAATGCTAAAAGCTTTAGTATATTAGGCATGTCGGCCTTTGGTTAAAAGTTCTACACAAACTGGAAATTTATCCATGATAAGAGTATGTACAGCTTTTGCGTATTCTTGTATTTCTTTTTGTGAATCCTCTGCTAATCTTTGATTCAGGAAGAGTGCCACAGATTGCAGACTAGCGGACCATCGATATATTACATGCATACCGTAGGCGGGTAAAAATAATCTTGCCTGTTCTGCGGCGACGCCATTTTGCATTGCCATTGAATAAAGCGCTTCACCTTGGGCAATGTAGTCTTTCAATTGTTGACTCAATAAAGATCCAGTCCATGGATCTATGGGGCCACCAGACCCTTGCTTTTTATTATCCGGCGCTAAACGCCATTGTTCATTAGTGGGAATATAAAATTCTGGCTCCATAGTAATATATCGTCTGCTAGATTCGTTCCATGAATCCATTGTATGATCAGAGCCTATTACATACTTCCAGTGTTGGCGAGCGACCATTAAAGGAGCTTTAATCTCAAATGTCATAAATGCATGACGAAATGGAGACATATGATTTTCTCTTACTAAAAAATCCAATAATCTTCCATCATTAACTGTCATTTCTTTGGACTCTTTAGCAAATGACGCTCTGGCGGCATTTACGACGGATAGATCAGAACCCATAATGTCGACTAATCTAACGTATCCATTATTTAATACTGTAATTAATTTATTCTCATTCTGTTCCATCTTCAAAATCCTCATCTTCATCATCAATCATTGTAAAAGATATAAAGTTATCTGTCATGCAATCATTAAAATCTTCTGATATTTTATATAACGAACCAAGTATATCAGATATTTCACTATCTGGCTCTCCGAGCATATTTTCTCCGTCCAGAGAAGCTATGATTACTTCTGTGATATTGGAAATATTATCAGCTAGCGCTTGTTGAATTAATAACAGTTCTTTTGCCCCGAGCTTTACCTCGGTAGCAAAAGAATCTGATATCTCTTTTAGTTCATTGGAATTAACTATTTCAGAAAATTTCTTTTCAAAGTCTTCATTTTCAAATTCATTTTTTTCAGACATAGTATCACTTAATCGGGCAAGCTCCGCCTTCGCACTCAAGACTATCCAATAAATCTATATTGCTAGAGTCGGTAAAATTAATTCCATATTTAATTTTTGACTTTAACTTATTATATGTATCTTCAGATATTTCTTCGTACGGAGCGAGTACGAAACCATGCTCACTGTGCAATAAGAAAGATACTGATTTTACTTTGTTTTTATAATTCTTTTTCATCCACTCTTGAATCTCTGGTAATTCTTCTTTCTTATAATAAACGGTAACACTTACGTTATTATCTGCCCACGTGGACTGGGCCTTCACTACCCACTCAAGTTGATTGATGGCCGTTATCTCGCCTGCAAGCGTGGCGTGTTCGGGAGTTTTACACGGGAATTCAACAACGCAAATGGTATGATTCTCCTTGCCATCCAAACCTATATCATATTGAACTTTATATCCTTTATCTCTACAGTAATTCACAAGTGGATCATTACTGCCCATGCGTACACGACGAATATAATACTGTGCATAAGCGGGATGAATACCAGGAGTTACTCCCGCAAGCAAGCTTAAAGTTCCACTGGGTTTAACAGTTGTTAATTTAATTGATTTATTTATTCCTAATGTAGCGGACCATTTTTCGTCAATTTGCTTAAGATTTTTATAAGCTTCATCAATCCAAGACAATTGTTCTTCTGTTGCCTGTAACCATCCCGTAATGCCTTGGCCTAATCTTCGATTTCTTTCAATGACATCTTGACTCTTCTTGTAGGGGTAGGATAGTGTCGTAATTGCTTTTTGAGTTTTATAAAGCAGGGTGCTGACGTCGAGTAATTCTTCTTTTGATGTAATATTGGGAAGGAAGATTTCAGCTAGATTACATGGCTCTCCATCTTCTAGTCCAATTTCTCCGCATGGATTAGTGCCAATTACGCGATTATCATTAGCTTTCTCGCCCAATCTGCCATTTTTACGAATAAGATTTCTATTAATTAAACCATAAGGTTCGCCAGATCCATCATACCCTTTCCAGAATTCATCAATAATCTCTTCATAAGCGTCTGCATAGATTGAGTTATTTGAATTTCCTCGCCAAGCTGGAATATCACCTTTGCCCCAATTCTTAGCCTTAAGGAAAAGGAAGTCATCAGGATCTCCAATGGCTATTTGGGCGGATCGACGAGCAGAACCGGCTACAACTATCTTTCCGATAATATTAGCTATATCTAACGCATCAATCGAGCGAATCTTTTTGCCAATACGAAGATTCAAAATATCGCAAATATTTTTAATACCCTCAATAAGAACTTCGGGACCCGATGCTGTTCCACCAAATGTTTTTAGAGGTGCACCATACCCTCTTACTAGAATGGTACTATAAGTAAATGACTCGCCAGTCTCAAAATAACTTTTCAAAACTTTACCGAGTAGTGCAGACCAACCTTTTCTGGAATCGCCAACAATAAAATCTGCATCATTTGTTTTTTCATGCCGAATAAATTGGACATTTTGTACTTTAGGGAAATCATGTACATTTGCTCGTTCTACAGTAAATCCAACGCCACCACCTACCATCAAGTGGTCCATTAAGAATTGAAAATCTTCTACCTTGGAAATTGTTGTCATCCAGCAATTTACCAGGGAAACGCCACTCATTTTTTCCACTAAAGGAGTACCGAGTTGCCATAGGCAGCGTCCGGCAAATATGCCCTTAAGATTAAAGATATAATCAAATAATCTTTCCGCTTCCTCTTCTGTGTATCCTGCGCCTATTTTTTGGGCGCCGTCGATGCAGCGGGCTATTGTTTCGTGCCAGTATTCTTTTCTGCCCAAAGACTCTATATCTCTAGAATAAGTTCTACGATACACTATCTCACCTAGACCATTAAATCCCCAAGGAGCTACCTTATCCGCATATGAATTTATAAAGTCTTTAGAAAGAATACTGTTTTCCATTTTTTTCTCCTGTGTTAATGTCTATTGTTTTTATATATTTATTATTAGTTTTAGTTAGTTCGGCTAACTTTATTTTCTTAATTTGATCAACGGAATAAACGTTATGTATCTGTTTTTCAAAAAAGTAACCACTTCTCCAATTGAAAACCTTATCAATATGAGATTTATGGTTAACGAATATGTTACATATGACTGCTCCGCCATAAGCTTTGACTAAGTTAATTAGTTTTCCTTTTAAGATATTTGTATCTATCTTGGACATATCTTCAAGTTCCTCGGCCTTTTGATATAACCAATTATAGGCCTGTCTGGTAATTGGAGATATATCTATCGGATCTATTATGCCAAGTCTTATAACTTCATTTCTTATCTCATTAATTTTTATGTCTTCTTTTAAAATGTCCAGATAAAGGGTAAACCAATCACTTTTGTTAAATTGTGCCCATCCTGTGCACCAAAATAGTAAATTTGTAGCGGGATCGGGAATAGCTGTTTTTTCCATCAGAGGAAGTATAGTAGCGCAACTGATTGCCTTCTTTACATGATCTTTTGCTGCCTCCTGATTCTGCATTTTGTTCAATGAGTTCTTCCATAGGGTTGCTATTGATTCTTGCCAAGGAATATCTGCAACGTATAATTTTAAGTATTTTTCAGCAACGTTGATAGGAAGGGAATTGCTCTCAATTGCTTGTTGAACTTCTTGTATAGACATCATCAATCCTTAATAAGTCCAGATAAAATTATGTAAACCTATATACTTGCTCAAGAAAACAGACAACCCCGTCCAAATAGGACGGGGTTGTTGTACTCGTAGTTCTCTCATTTCTACATTATAGCATGAGATCACTAAAACGTGCTTGACTAACTTAACTCTTTATTGTTGCTGCGCTTTCGGGGTCACCAATTTTTGTTGCAATTAAACCCTTAACGACACTTATTGCTGCTGCAATTGCGGCTGTAGCTGCTGATTTAACCTCATCAACGCCACCCACTGTGTATACAGCAATGAACGCTTGTACTGCTGTCCAAATAGCTCTTTCTAAAATATCTTTTTGTAATTTATTCATAGTACCTACCTTAGGAAAAATTCTTTCTAATTAGCTTCTCTATAAGAAGATGAAAAGTTAAACCTAGCCACACTCCTGTGAATATACT